CACAATACGATTCCTATTTGAAATTGGATATGATGCATACAATTTCACAGATTATTATTATTCTGAATTCCTTAGATTGTGGAGCTTTTGCTCTGCTTATACTTATCATCAGCTTTATCAAGATGTCCATGATTATTATTATCCACCAAGTTATTACGAATTGTACTGGATCCGCCAGACAATCGGTACAAAGGTATCTTTATGCTTTGCTGCTATTGTTATACTTCTTATTATATGTTGGGTTATTCTTGCTTACTGCGATTCTAAATTTAGGTTGTCTAATGCAATCCGAATTTGCACATCGTATATGCTCGAAATTTTTGCTACTAGATTACCAGAACCATCATCTATTTTTCGCGTCAATTTTGCGAACTTATTACTCGGTGAATCTACTTCCCATCACAATCATTCTCACCCTATTTCAGCTGGCTCACGTGGCGTCGCTAGCAGATTTTGTGAGAGATTTTGTAACCTTATACAGTATCAACCATTCTTTGTACAAATGTCGAAATCTGACCAACGTCTTGGACGTACAGGATCTCGAGTATATTATTGGGCTAAAGACCTTAACGCTTCTACATCGACCACTATCCCAGATGGTCGACACGTTAAAGTTATTATCGATGTGGATTATTATATGGATATGCCTTCACAGCTTTCAACTGATCCTGTTCCTTACCTGCTTTATACCTTTGTCCCCTCTGCAGCAGCCAGTGTTAACACTGAATACTCTTATACTTTCAATAGTGATAATGAAGTTGAGTACACTGTCTGTGGCGGTGGGCAATATAAGCATATGGTTTGGGACTATGGCACAGATAGCTTGCTAGCATTCAAGACTCTCTTTGGAATACGTTACAGCGCAACAACTTATAACGTTGATACAAGACAAATTGACAACGACCATTCAGTTATCCTCTTGACTCCCTTAACCCACTATGGGCCGTTGACTGCATGGCTTACATATTTTTTGTCTGGCACTACCCTGAAAAGGTTCTTACCAGCACAAAATGGATTTGTTCGTTTTCAAGTACATAATAAGGGTTTACAAGTCACTACTGCTCGCGTCGGAACTCACAACGCTGTTACTGTATCTAAAATACAAGATGACACCGTCGCAAGCATGCAAAAGATAAGTAAACTTGGTCTCACGTTATCAAGCGTCACTTCTATTGTTAAAGATCGTGACCAGGCTGCAGTGCTGACAGAATATTATAATAACTGTACTCCAAGAGTTATGCCCACGGTTTATCCTGTGCAATACTCTGTGCGATCGTACCAATTTAATCCTGATAACCATGAGGAATGTAAACCTGCCATGGTTGCGTTCATGAGCCCGTTTATAAATGACGGATTTGTCCCAGATAATTGTTTGAATAATGAGAAACAAGCTATTAGAGGTCGTATTGAGCAGTGCCGGTCTGTTGCCAAGAGCACTAAATTCATCCAGAATTGCATGCGTGAGTACATCACTTTGTTTGCGAAAGGAAGACAACACACTCTTCGCATGTGCACACATGAAGATGTACTGAAACGGCAGTCCAGACCATCACAAAGAGCAAGGCTCGATAAGGCTAATAAAGAAGAAAACAATTTCTGTCAAATATTTTTAAAGAAAGAACCAATGTCTAATGTGTCTGACCCTCGTATAATAACCACTTTTGGCCCAACACTACTGAGCAATAGCTCTAGGGTGGATTATGCGTTGCAAGAATTTTTAGTCAGTGAACATGGAGACTGGTTTGCCCCTGGACATAATCCCATTGACGTAGCTCAGATGGTGTGCGATGTTTGTGTAAAAGCAACTGATTTTGTTGACTGTGGAGATTACCATCGTTATGATGGGCATGTTGGTCCAGTCCATAGAGAGTTTGACCAACTATTTTTGTCCACTATGTTCGTTATTGAAGAAGTTGAC